TAAGTGTAATCCACTTGTCGATTCCCAGGAATATTCACAGATCCTACAGTCGATTGCTGTTGGTGATGGAAATGCCTCGACGCAGAGTATTCTGAGCACATACGATCCAAATCTTGCTATTAACGATGCAATCGTTACCCAGGCCCAGAATGACGTTCCAGAATCTGGTTATGATACTGAGCCATTATGGGCGGCATTGTTTGGGAAAGGAAACGATACCACTACGCCGCTAGAAGAGACAGCCAGCCCGGAGCAGAAATGGACCGGTTATTTGGTTGACAATGGCACCGCACCTAATGGTTACGCAGTATCTAGTGGTACTACTTTTCCTGACTCACCAACGGTTGGTCAGTATGTACTGAGGGTGGATTATATGCCTGGTCGTTTATTTCGTTGGTCCGGCAATGCTTGGCAAGCGGTTTCTAAGAGTCTCCGTAGCCCACTGACCCCAGGAACCGGCAATACATTGCGTGATGTGTTTGTTAATGATTCGAATACGTTTGTTAATAACTCTGGCAATGTTATATCTAGCTCACAAAATCTTAGCACGTTGCTGCGACCAGACAAAGGCGGTATTGACTAATGTCGGAAAATTTTCACTATGATCAACAAGTTCGTCGTTTTATAATTCAATTAGTTCGAATGTTCTCAGAATTTACGGTTCAGTACGGGAAGGCCAATCCAGGTAACGACTTCACATATGTGCGAGTTCCGGTTCGATATGCCGATTCTTCTCGCCAAGCACAAACCGCACTAATGAATAACTCAGAGAACACCATGGCATCCTGTCCGATTATGGCGCTATATATCTCTGATATGAAATATAACAGGGAGCGAGTTCAAGATCCAACATATGTTGACCGTGTGAATGTTCGCACCCGACGGTTTGACGAAGCTACTAAAGAGTTTCTACCGCAGCAAGGAAATGCATATACTCTTCAGAGACTCATGCCAGTGCCGTACGACTTATCTATTCATTTAGAAATATGGACGAGCAATACGACACAGAAGTTGCAAATTCTCGAGCAGATTTTATGCCTGTTTAACCCCGCAATAGAAATCCAAAGCAGTGATAATTACTTTGACTGGTCTTCTTTATCATATGTAGAATTAACTGATGTTCAATGGTCTAGCCGGTCAATCCCAGTCGGCACTGCCGATCAAATCGATGTTGCCAAGTTAACATTCAAGGTCCCAATTTGGATTAATGCGCCAGCTAAAGTTACTGTTATGAACGCAATATATAAAGTTATCGCGTCCATCTACACTGAGGATGGTGAGTTTGCTAACCCTTCTGATTGGGAGTTGGGCGACGATCTAGTATTAGCTACTCGGCAAGTTGTGACGTTTAACAATTACAATGTATTCATTGAGAACAACAATATCCAGCTTCTTCAGTCTTCCCAGCGAGTCACAGCAAATAGTAATATCGATATTGGAACAGTGCAAGGGCCGTCGGTCCAATGGGCCAATGTTATAAGTGATTACGGAAATATCCGCCCAGGTATCTCTCAAATACGTCTGAGCTATGATAATACGAGCAATGCAATTGTTGGCACAATTACTATCAATCCATTCGATCCAACAAGCCTGCTTTATACTCCCGATCCAACGACAATTCCGACGAATACATTAAATGCTATCGACGGTCTTGTCAATCCGCAAACTGTCGCACCCGGGAATGGCTTGCCGCCGGCGGCCGCTGGCCAATACTATTTGTTGATTGAACCAATCGGTCAAGCAGAAGATGCCGACTATGCGCAGGGGTGGACATTCAACAATGTTGCAACAATTGCCATGGCGAATGACATCATCGTTTATAACGGTACTGCATGGGAATTATATTTCATTGCCTCCGCCAATTCCGAAGTTCAATATGTAACCAATATAACCACAGGGCACCAATATAAATGGAACGGAAGTGCATGGGTCAAAAGCTGGGAAGGGGAATATAATCCAGCTAACTGGCAATTGGTGTTATAATGGCTGCTGCAAGTGGTGCGCTTTTTTACGCGCAAGATACAAAACGTTTCTTATACCTACTTCGAAAGGGTGCTCGGTATGCAAACACATGGGGACTTGTCGGAGGAACTATCGAGCTGTCTGAATCGGTTGCTTCGTCGCTGCGGCGAGAGATAAAAGAAGAACTTGGTTTTCTTCCGGAAATTAAAAAATATATACCTATCGATACATTCGTAAGTCCTGATAATCAATTTCAGTTTGACACATTTGTTTGCGTAGTATCTGAAGAGTTCTTACCCAAACTAAATCACGAGCATATAGGCTACTCATGGATAGATAGTAGCAATATTCGACAACTCAGACTGCACCCTGGGTTGTGGCAGACTTTTTCCTTCGATGTTATTCAAGAAAAATTACAAACTATAACTGAGATATTCTAGTCAAGAAAATACACAGCCCTGGAGCTGTGCATTGTTCTTAGGCATAATAGTTATTTCTTGTTGATATTATTTAATACGTCTGCCGCTTTCGCAGGTCCGTACAAGACAGCAATGATTGAAACTACAAACATAGTCAAGGATGTGAATTCTGGAAGTATCCCATGCGTCTTAAAGACGCAATAAGTAACCCAGCCAAGCGCCGCTGATAGCGCCATCAATGAACCGGTTCGTGCCGTAGAGCCGGTGCCGTCTGTTTCACAGAAAATACTACGGAAGAATGGTCGTCCCCAATTATTAATTGGTGCTGATGTCGTTGTAGTCGTTGTAACTGTACTGTTGGCCGTAATATCTGCCGCTTGGGTTTCGTCAGGCATATTATTTCTCCTTTTATTTTGACGCTCGCATTGCCACGAATAGTAGCGTCAGTAATTTATAAACTAAAACCGCCGCACAGGTTAGTCCGCCACCCCATCCAGCAATCTTCGCCCATCGTTTGTCACTTGCGATTTTTGTTTCTTCTAGAACTTTGAGTCGATCATTACTGCTTTTTATCAAATCGTCTAGAGCATTCTCAATCCGATGAAGTAATCCCGGATGACGGGTATCACCCAGCGCCACCACAACCTCTTGCTCCAACGCCTGAATTTTTTCTAGTGCTGTCGCCGCCTGGTCACGAAGAGACATTAGTTCTTCTCGAGTTTGCTTATTAGAATCAACAAGCATCTCATGACGGGCATCTAGCAATCCCTGTAGCCCAGCGATTCGCTGCTCTAGCCTCTCTTCTAATAAGTCTAGAAGCTCACGTGTTACAAATTCTTCTAATCTAGGCCCCATCATGTCTTCTCTCGTTTGATTAATTTTCTAGCTCGCTAGTATTTATCGTTTCAACCAAATTTCCGAGAAGCACAGATAACTGTATTGCCCATGATAGCCGTGCTATTTTCCCGGTCGTGGAATACCGCCAACATTTGCTAATGTAGTGGCCTCTCTAATTTCCACCGCATACGTAATCAATCTCAGCAGCTGAAGATGGCGCCAATGGTATTACTGTCTCGAATGTTGTGGAAGTTGTTCTGCAAAGAATCTTCTTCATTGCTTACTCCTTACCATGTGTCGTAGACGGTTACATCAATTGTGGGGGCCGTAGCACACGTTCCGGCACTGAACGCGATCCCGTAATAATGATCAGACGTCAACGTGCTTGACCCATTTCCGATAAAAACTCCATCAGCCGTTCCCAGTGCTAACGTTGCGATGGCTGTTGCACTAGCATAGACGGTGCTTGCGTTCGTTCCCAAGTCCATAAGTTGTACCGTCGGAGCAACTGTGCAAGAGATAGGGCCCTCTTGGCGAACCGTAAGCTGCGGCCAGCTCCTAGTGTCTGAATAGCTTGTGAAGTAAACGGGACCGAGCATTGTCGCAGTTGAAAAAAGTGCAGGCTGAATGCTCCATGTCACGTTTGAGAAGAACTTTGTAACTGATACAGCGCCTTGCACAAAAGCCGTTGTGGCCAGCTCCGTCGAGTTGTCATTGGCAGCCTGCGTGGTGGCCGTCGTGCCGTTTGGCAGTGTCGTCACATAGTTTAGAACGTGCGCCGTAGTAGTGCTGACGGCCACCTCTCCCGCTGTGGTCACGCCCGCTCCGTCTGATACTGTGCCGCTTGAACAAGCTCCGTTCGCCGTTGTGCAGATGGTCGATCCGTTCACTGTGCTGCCTGTGGCCGCCGCAATGGGCACGGATGCGGTAATGCCGTTGTAGTTGATGGTCAGTGGATACACAAAACCGCTTCCATCCGAATGCGCCACCCGCAATTCGATAGGGTCATAGGTCGATGTAGTGTGCCCAAAGGAATCGAGATAGGTGGCCGTGGCACCGTCGTTCCACAAACTAGCCAGGTCTGCGGATGGGGTAGCCACATTTGAACCCACGGAAACCCGTCCTGCGAAGGTGCTGTTCTGCGTGAACGCATTGGCCGAACCCAATAGCGGCACATTAGAGCTTGAAGTAATGTTTGTGCCGCCGCCCCAACTAATGGCTGACCCGATGCTTACAACTCCCGTCCCGCTTGGCGTAAGTGTAAGATTGCCGGATGTGCTGGTGATATTGGCCGGAGTGGATGCGCCAACAGCTACCGAAGTGAACGCTCCGGTGTTAGGCGTCCCACTACCGATGGCCGGGGGAGAGGCGTAGTTCTGTGTGGCGAACGTGCCCAGACCAGTTATCGCTGTATTGGGTATGGTGGAACTTGCCGTACACACTGAAGACGTCCCCCCGGGACATAGCACGTACCCGGTAAGGCCGCCCACCTTCATGGCGTTGAAGTCCAGCTCCGCCCCAGTGTTGCCAAAGGCCCCGGTGCCGAACTTGAACACACCGGAATCGGTCCCGGTGATGGCGGACCCGTAGGTAACTGCCGCGCTCTGATTTAGAGTCATGCCATCGGCAGAGAATTGAAGGAACCCACTTGGGAGCCTAACGGACATGACACTTGTAGCGGCGCTTACTCCGCCAGCCAGGAGTGCGACATAGCCCAGGTTGTACGTAGACTTGGAGATGAGGGCTGTGTCGGGGGAGTCGCCGCCAGAGATGTACGATTCCAAGATGGCCAGATTTGCCGAACCTGTATTTACCGAGGCACCGCCCGTATAGCCGAGGTTAACCCCCACATTGTTGTACTGGTTCCCACCGCGAAGAATAGTGTTCATGTCGCCGGTGGAACTCAAGCCGCTCGATGGTATCATAACATTGAGCTTTGCACACCCATCGAACCCCGTCTGCACACCGATTGCGCTGTTAATGCCAAAATAACTAGAGTCCAGCTGAGTGGAACCGCACCATTGGTGCTGGTTTAGGATTGTCGTTCCGGTTCCACCATCGGCGAGGACCAGCTCTGGAGCCTGCACTGTATTCCCTATCGTGAGTATGCCGGTAAATGGGTTGATAGAAATGCTGCCTGTATTGCCATCCTCCCAGAGGTAGTAGGTGCCCTTAGTGCCGGATTGGTTGCCCACGCAAAGTATGCACCCACCCTGTTGGGGGTGGTCAGACATGTTCAACATCGCCTGAAAAAGCCCCCCAGTGGTATAGGCCGTCGGGTTTACGCCGGGGCCACTGTATATGGCCTGGAATAGCCCGGTAGTCATCGGAGAGGGACCGGAATCCACTACAATATTTCCTCCCGAACCGTCTCCGGGGATGTTGGGGGAGGTCTGTCCGACGTAGGAGACACTGGACAACTGGTGGTACGACGGAG